AGATCGTGCTCAACGGCACCGGCACCTGGGATTCGCTGATCGCCGAACGCTCCACCTGGCGCGATGTCTACCAGGTGCCCTACCCGGTCTCGGGTGGCTGATGTACGCCGTCACCGCCAAGTTCAAGAAGGCCATCACCCAGCCGCACAAGATCGTCAGCCGCGCCACCCTGGTCGCCACCGATGGACGGCGCATCGAGGTGCCGATCGAGGAAGGCACCGTCCACCAGGACCGCACCGCCGAGGTCCGCACGCAGGCCGACCTGGTGCTGCTGGCCGCCGACCTGCCGCAGTACTGGCGCGACGCGCTCCGCAAGCCGTATGCGATGCGGGTGCTGGTCAGCTCCGGGCTCGAGTATGCCGATGGTGCCCAAGAGACCGTGCCGCTCGGCTGGCTCTACATCAGCGACGTTTCCTGGGGCAAGCACCAAGACGTCTTCGAGGTGAAGGCCCAAGACGTCGTCCGGCTGGTCTCAGACGCCAAGTTCCCGGTCTCCCATCCCACCTTCAGCGGCACCACCATCGCCGCCCTCAACGGGCTGGTCAAGGAGCCCTGGGGTGACTCCTGGTATGGGATGGGGGCAGGCCCCAACCCGATGAATGTGGGGATCGCGCCGCAGCCGCCCTACGTCCAGGGCGGTGCCAACGACAAGGCCGTCACCTGGCCGGCCGACACCGGCGACGAACGCTGGGCGTTCATGGTCTCGCTGGCCACCGCGATCGGTGCCGAGATGTATGCCGCCTACGACAGTGCCGCCCTCATCCTGGCCAAACGCGTCGACCCCTACAACCCCGGCGCACCCGTCTGGGCGGTCGCGGCCGGGGAGAGCGGCGTACTGATCGACTTCACCGGCAACCAGACCCGCGACGGCGTCTACAACGCGGTCATCGTCACCGGCAGCGTGCCCGAAGGCGGCAGCGGCACCGGCCCCTACGGCTACATCGAGGACAACCGGGCCACCTCCGACACCTACCCGCGCTACTACGGCCGGCGCACGCTCGCCATCCAGTCCGACTCCCTGACCACCGCCGCCGCCTGCCTGGACTCGGCCTGGCAGGCGATCAACGCCAACCTGGGCGTGATCAAGGTGTTGTCGGTGACCACCGTGCCGCACCCGGCGCTGCGCGTCGGTGACCCGATCACCATCGACGTCGGGCGCGGCGTCGAGCCCTACCTGATCGACACCCTCGAAATCCCGCTCGGGCCGTCCGGCACCTTCACCATCAGCGCCCGGACCACGACCCTGCCGCCCGCGATTCCCCACCCCTGACGGAGGTCCCCGGTGCCGAACTACACCCCGAGGTACCAGTTCCCCAGCCCGACCCCGGCCGAAGCCCCGGACGGACCGGACGGCATCAAAGACCTCGCCGTCGCGCTGGAGAACAAGATCGCCTCGATGCTCGTCGCCGCCACCGGTTCCGGCAGTTTCGTCTTCAACAACACGCCTGCCGCCAACGCCGCCGTCACGTTCCCGGTCGGCCGGTTCGCCACACCGCCGTCGTTGTTCGCCATCATCGCCGCCAACGTGACGCTGTACGCCGTCACCTCGCCCGCCAGCATCAGCACCAGCGGCTGCACCCTCTTCGCCACCACGATCGCCAAAACCAACGCCACCGGCACCATCGGCTTCAGCTGGATTGCGCTACTGGCCCCGTAGGGAGAACCGCCGTGCCCGACACCACCCCCAAGTACGCGTTCCCCAGTCCGCTGCTCACCGAGGCACCCGACGCCCCGAAGGGCATCCAGGATCTGGCCATCGCCGTCGAGAACACGATCTTCAGCAGCATGCCGGTCGCCGCGTCCGGCAGCAGCACCATCGGCTTCAGCAACTCCTCCGATTCCCTCAAGGCGGTCACGTTCCCGGTCGGCCGGTTCAGCGCGCCCCCGGCGGTCGTGCCGTTCTTCAACAACAACTCGTCGGTCTTCATCTTCGTCTCGGTCGTGGTCGGGTCACTGACGGCCAGCGGCGTGTCGTTCACCGCGATCCACATCCAGAAGACCGTCGTCACGATCGCGCCGATGAACTTCACCTGGTTGGCCGTCCTCTTCTGATTGGGAGACCGTCGTGCCCGAGTACACCCCCAAGTTCGCCTTCCCCAGTCCCACCCTGGCCGAGGCACCCCACGGCCCGAACAACCTCAAGGCGCTGGCCACGGCAGTCGAGACCAAACTCACCACCCTGCCGATCATTGCCATGGGCACCGGCTCCGTCTCCTTCGCCAACGCCGCCCAGGCCAGCGCCGCCGTCACGTTCCCGGTTGGCCGGTTCACCACTGCCCCCAGCTGCGCCGCGATCCTCACCACCACGACCTACGTCTACTTCGTCTGCTCGGTGATCAACATCACCCCGGCCGGTTGCTCGTTCTGGGCCGTGTATTGGAACCGCTCCCTCGTAACCGCAACGCTCCCCTTTCTCTGGATGGCGGTGTATGCCCCGTGACCGAAACTCCGACGACGCCCGACTACCCGATGGCCGATGTGGTGGTCGTCTGCCACACCCCCGGCTGCGGGAACGAAGGCCATGAGATCACCCTCACCACGGTCAAGGGGACCTCCGTCATGTGCGGACCCTGCGGCCGGGACTGCGAAGTCATCTCCGAGAACGACGTCATCCAGGAAAGGAACTGATCATGGGACTGTTCGATCGCAAGAAGGAAGAGGCGGCAGCCGCCGACAAGACGCCCGAAGAGCAGGCCGCCAGCGAGGCCGCCGACACCGAGCCGACCGTCGAGAGCACCGAGGCCGCCGAGCCGCCGAAGAAGCACACACCGCAGCGGCACCGCTGACGATGAAAGTCAAGGGCGGACGCGACACCGTCGCCTCGATCCTGGCCATCGGCCTCGCCCTGGCGATCGTCTTGATCACGGTGGCGGTGGCGTGGGCGTCGCTGTTCAACAAGGGCGCGACAGCCCTGTCCGACAACGGCACCAAGGTGCTCATCGGCGTGCTCGGCGGGCTCATCGGCGTGCTCGGAACCTACCTGGGCTTCCATGCCGCCAAGGACCCGCCGCCCGAGCCTCCCGCATCCAACGACGGGGAGAACCCATGACCAGCATCAGCCAAGAACGCGCCGGTCTCGCCAGGGTCGGCCACACGCTGCGGACCCGCGAACAGGCACGGTTCAAGGGCAACTACACCAACTCGCGGTCGGTCGAGGAACCGGCCTCGAGGGTGTTCGTCCACATCACCATCACCAACCCGAAGTCCTACCCCAATGACGACGCCCACGCCCGCGCCGTCGAGGCCATCGGCCTCCAGCGCTTCCCGAACACCGGCGTGTCCTACAACAGGTTGATCATGCAGTCCGGCACGGCCTACGAAGGCCAGCCGATCGGCCGGCGCGGAGCCCACACCCTCAACGACAAGCAGCGGGCCACCTGCTCCACGTCCGGCTGCCCCGGCAAGGGCGGACCGCTGACCGCGCCCAGCTGGAACCTCAACATCAACAGCCGGGCCTACGCCGTCTGCCAAAACGTCAACGACGTCGTCACCGACAAGCAGCTGGACTCGATCGCCCGCTCGATCGCCGCCGACATGCTCGCGGGCTTCGTCCGCCGGGACGCCAAGATTCACGGCCACCGCTGTGTCTCCAGCAAGGACTGCCCCGCAGGAAAAATGTGGTCGCGCATGTCCGAACTCCGCACGCTCGTCAACCGCTACCTCACCACGGGACTCACCGGCGGTGGGGCCGCGCCGAAGCCTCCACCTGGAGATGCAGACATGCCACTCAACGACGCCGACATCGTCAAGATCCGGGCCGCCGTTCAGGCCGAACTCGAAGAATACGGTGCCCGCCTGTGGGGCAAGTCCGGCACCGCAGGCTCCTACGTCGCCCGCTCCGACTCCCGCGAGAACGAGACCCTCAAGACCGCCAAGGAGATCGAGGACAACACCGACAACACACCCTGACCGGCCCAACAGGCTCCTATATATAGACCGGCCGATGACGTGAAACGTAAAAGCCCCCACCCCGTAAGCCGGGGTGGGGGCTCGCTCGTCATTCCGGGAACGCACTCAGTCGCGGCCGATCGTCGTCGTCTGGCAGGAAGCGGGCCACCAGACCGTCGATCCAGCGCCGGACATACTGCTCCTCCGCCCCCCAGTCGTCATCCGGCCAACCCACGATGACGGCAGCCGCATGCAACTCGTCGTGGTCGTGCGCATCGTTGGTCTCGTCCGCCGCCGCGTGCAGCAGCCGGGACAGGTCACTCATTGCCGGTCCTCTCGTTGGCTTCACGCTCTGCCCACAACTGCCTCAGCCACCGCCGGACATTGTCGATCGAAGGCTCCTGGCCGTCCCCGAACCGCGCGACGGCCTCCTTCATGTCCTCCATCAGACTCAGCCGCCGCTGGGTGTAGTAGGGCCGCGACCGCTCGCCGTCGTCGTCAAGCCCGCTCATGCGAGCCTTCCAACCGCTTGGTCTCGGCTTCGATCACGACGATCTCGACACCGTAGGGCCGCAGCAGGTCGAGCAACCTGTCGCGCGCCAAGAGGTCCGCATCCGCGATCGTCGGGGCCTGCACGGTCGTCACGAACCGGTAGACACCCGGCTCCGGGGTCCGGGTGACCCGCTGCTTGGTCAGGTTCGACTCCGCCGCCACGTTCAATTCCCCGGAGTCCAAGAAGAACACCTTCCGGCACTCGAAGTGGTCCTCCTGCCCGTAGATGCCACACCACCCCGACGTCGGATCACACGGCGATCTGACGGCTTTCGTCGCGGCCAAAGGTCGATGGCAGCGCGGGCACACCGCGTCCACGTCGGCCAGCGTCTGGCGCATGAGGCGTTCCTGCCAGGACGTCAGCCGCACACCCAGGTGCTCGCGCAGGAAGGTGCTCATCTCCTCGGCCATCACGCCGCCTGGACGTTCTGCCCGGCCGCCAGCCGCGCCGCGACCACCCCGTAAGGATCGCCGTGCTCTTCGGCGAAGCTGAACAGCTGCGACGCCGAAGGAGTCTCCGGGTGAATTCGCGCGGCGTGCATCCCCATCATCTGGAAACCGGTCTTCCCGCACGCTGGGCACTGCCCGCCGTAGGCATCGGTACTGTCGGCGAAGCCATGCACCCGCTGGAGATGCGTCGTCAACGATGCAGCGCCACCGAAGTTCAACGGACACCACAGGCACTGATGCTCGCGCTCGCCGCTGGCCGGCGGACGCCCCCGCCGGACCCCGGAGTTCACCGACTGCGCCATGATCCCCTCAGGCGAGGTGGCCGAGACACGGGCCGCCGCCTCCTGCTTCTCGGGCCGCAACTTCAGTTCGGCAACCAGGTCCACCAGCGGCGCGAGCACGACCTCATTGCACGCCGCGCACAGGTCGATCTTGTACTGCTTGCCGTTCAAGCCGAACGCCCGCTCCTCAGCCTCGGCCCGCATTTCAGCCGCCGCGCACCGGTCACACCAGCGCAGCACCTTGATCTCGGTGGCCACCTCACACGACCTTCTTTCCGCTCTTGCTCGCCGTCTTCTCCGCGAGCCGTTCCGTCACCCGCAACGCCATCGCGTCGCGGTCCGCCTCCTGCATCCGGCCACTGCCAGCAGGCCGCAGATAGCCGTCCACATAGTCAACCGACCAGCGACTCCGCTTCCCGGTCGAGTACACCAAACGACTCCACTGCGACGTACAGCGCCGACACCGCAGCACCTCCCGGTAAGCGTGCGCATCGCTGTCCCACCAGGCCCTCCACGGGAACCTGGCATGCATGTAATCGCGGCACTCCAGGTATGCCTCCGGGACCTCATCGATCCAATCAAGCACGTCGGCATGCACGGCCTCATCGACCACAGTTAACCTCCGGCGTCGTTGGCTCAACGCTCTGCTCCCTCCGCTTCGTGTAAAACGCTAGGTTCATCCCTATCGCACGGAGTAGGGCATTCGCCACTTAGCGACGGCAATTCGCCGCTACAACTGGACACTACTGGACATCAGACGCACAAAAAGGGCCTCCCCGCCAATTCGACGGGGAGCCCTATAGCGCGTTCTAGGCCGAGTCCGGCGGGCCATCCCAGGCGAACCTGTTGGTCATCCGTGCCCTGGTCCCCCGACCGGTCGCTGGCATCACCGTCAGCGCCGGGAACGCCCGCTTGATCATCGCGCGGCGTGCGTCGATATCGGCGTGCTCCCAGTCGTCCACCGTGTCGAGACGCGCCGCGCCGACAGACTCTGGGCCGTCGATCTCAGCCAACCGCGACTCGAGGTCGGCAGCCGCCGCCAGCACCTTGCTCAATGACCGGTCCACGCGGGCCGCACCCCAGGCCACAACCTTGTCCGCGATTGCGTCAGCGTCCTCATTCAGATCGTCCAGCTGCTTCGTGATCCGCGCCCGTTCGGCACGCGTGTCCGATGCCCGCCTGGCGATCCTCGCCGCATGCTTCGGGTTCGACAGACGCGTCAGTACGGCCTCGGTCACCTGGGCGTCAGCGAACCGCTGATCGACGTTCAGGCGACCACAGCCCGAGTTGTACCCGGCGCGCTTTTGGCACCAGTACTCCCGCGCCATCTCGCCATCTGCGTACGGCGACCGGCTCACCCGTGGCCGCCCGGTCAGCCGATGCCCGCACCGCCCGCAGAAGAGCAGGTAGGTCAGCAGGTATCGCACGGACGGCTTCCGGCCCGGCTTGGCCGCCGCGAAATGTGTCTGTACCCGATCCCAGGTCTCGCGGTCCAGCACCGGCTCACCGGACAGCCTGCCCACGTCCTCGCCGTCGTACGTGACGATGCCGGCCAGTGATGGGCGACGCAGCATCGTATGCAGCGACGTCTCCGACCACAGGAAGCCGTAGGTCGTCGGCAGCTCCGTCTCGTTCATGAACCGCACCTGCTCGGCACGCGACACCCCTGCGAGCAACTTGCGGGCCACTTCCCGGACCGCCTCGCGCTCGGCCGTCAACTGGGCTTCCGGCACCCAGATACGCGGCTGGTCCGGCGTCCAGTCCGGTGGGTTCGGCAGGTACCCCGGCATGGCGAACCCGCGATGCGAGGCGTTCGACAGGCCCCGACGCGCCTTCTTCCGCTTACCCCGCCGGACCCGCTCGCTGATCTTGTCCGACTCGTGCGCGGCAGCTGTCATCGCGTCACGGAACTGCTTCCGACCATCGGCGGTCTGTAGGTCGTAGGTGGAGTAGGTCGAGGCCACCACCACACCTCGCTTCGCCAACGCCAGCAGCCGCTCTCCCTCCGCTGGCTTGCGGGTGAACCTGGTCAGGTCGTAGACCTGCACGCCATCGGCCAGGCCGGTCTCCAGACGGGTCATCAGTGCCTCGAAATCCGGCCGCACCACCTTCGGGTTCCACGCGCTCAGCGCGTTGTCGCGGAACAACTTGCCCACCGTCCAGGCGGGGTTCTCGTTGATCGCGTCAACGTTGTCCTCCTCCTGGCTCTCCACCCGCCGCAGGGTGCCGTCAGGCTCCCGCGAGATACGACTGTAGGAGTCCATCACTTTCAGTTCCCTGCTCTGCGTTCTAGCCATACCACTACTGTACTCAATCCGGTGCTCGTTGGGACTGGTATCGAGTTGAGTACAGGGACAAAACCGCAGGTCAGAGCCCTATTTTTGCCCACGGGGCTCCCGGCGTGTCGCTAGAGGTCATGGCTGCACAGCGGGCAGAAGGTGATCTTGTCGGGATCACCGGGCGGCAACGTGAGGCCGATCTCGGCGCACAATAGCCGCGCATCGGCCAGGAGGTCGTCGCCGGTGACCCAGCAGTGCCCGCACTCTCCGCAGACCACATACGCGTCGTCGGGAATGGGCTCGTGGCCATGCCAGAAGCATCCGAGTTCGGCGTCAAGCATCGCGTCCGCCGTCCCACAACGCGAGCGTCGTCACCGCGAGGATGGTCACCGTGGCCAGCAGGGCACCGCGCCACAGCGCCCCGGAGACCAGCGCCAACGCGACCGTCGTCGCCACCCCGATCACCTCGCCCAGGGCGAGCAGCAGGACGCCCCGCGAGGCTATCGACTTGTGGGTGGGGGTGTCCCCGGCCCATTCGCTGCCCACGCCCTCATCTCCTCCGTCGTCCGGCATCATCCATCATCACCGTTGCCCGGTGGGTGTGCTTCGTGCTCGTGCCGGTCGGCGGCCTCGTACGCGGCATCCGCGTCGGCGTACTCGACGCCGTCCAGGTCGTCGCATCGGTTGCAGCCGATGGACCAGTAGACCTCACGGTTGGCGAGGTCCGGCGGGTGCTGCCACACGAAGGTGGTCATGTGCCCAGTGTGCGGGGGGCCGCATGGATCAGGGGACGCCCCAGCGCGTCCTCGGCGCACGCTCCGCTCGCCCCGCACACCGCGCAGGCCAGGGAGCCTTCGACGGCTATGACGTAGCGCCGGATGGTGTCGGGATCGGGCACCCTCGAGCCGGACTCCAGCCGCGAGACCGTGGCCTGGGTGACGCCGATCCGTTTGGCGACCTCGGCTTGCGACAGTCCCTTGGATCTGCGCAGGGCGGCCAGTCCAGCCCTCATCTGCTCCAACGCCGGCCCGGAGTAGACGTCGAGGTCGCGGCGGGCCTGCTGCACCGCGTCCGCCACTCCGTCCTTCCCCAGCTGCACCAGCCGGTGGTACGTCGTCATCATGTAGGCCGGTGGTGGCGACCCCGGAGCGGTGGCCCAGGGCAGTCCGGGTCGGGGCACCAGCAGCCCCAGTGGTCGAACGCCGGGTCTGGCGGGTCGGCCGGACCCTGCCCGTCTTTGGTGAGACCGATCCGCAGGTGGACGGGTTCGCCGTCGTCACCAGCCGCGGACCAGTCGGTCTCGTCTGTCATCCCTTTTACTTGCCTCCGGCATCAGGTTGATGATGTGAGGGCAGCGCACCGCACCCCACCGGGGCTGGGGCGGACGCCTCGGTGAGGGTGACGCGAGGGGCGGGGTCTGGGCCTCTCTGCGCTGTGTTGCATGCTCCCTTCGCTTACAACTCAGGGGTCGTCATCCCCCGTCGAGCCAGGGCCACGGTATTGCAGGTCCCCGCGCTTCAGCCGCTCACGAATCTCTTCGATGTCGGCCCCGGTGAACCGGGCTCCTCGTCCGATGGTGCGGTACGGGATCTGCCCCCGGTGGACACGACGCTGCAGCCACTTGGCGCTCACGCCGAGCGCGAACGCGGCCTGGTCGTAGGTGTAGGGCTTTCGGAGGAAGTGGGCCTCCGTCGTGTGACGGCGCAGGATCGTGTTGAGGACATCGACCAACTCGTCATCGACGCTACTCCCGAGTCGGAGCACCAGCGTGCCGTCAGCGGTCAGGACCGCGCGACCCAGCATGGACGCCCGGCCGCCCCGGATACGCACATGGCTCACCCCATTCCCCAGTAGGCCGAACAAACGTCGGGTGCTCGTCCCGCACACACTGGACATCCACCCCCGAGGGTGCCCGATGCGGGTTCGACGTTCGATCGATCCAACACACAGTAGTGCCGCTACTCCCTGTAGAGCAACGGGTTACGGCCAGGTTTCTGAACATTCTTCACCGCAAGTCAAGCCAGCACTTCGCTTATGCAGAAAATATGCAGAAACGTATACCGGCAAGGCGAATCCCGGTTGGCATGGCGAGTTCTGGTGAATAACTGGACGCTACTGGACGGAACGCCCCACGCAGGCCGAATCGGAGGTACCAAGGATGGCAGCGAGGTTCCGCTGACAGGGGAAGGGAGCGGACCGTTGTCTATGGCAACAGAATTTTCTGAGGCACTGCTCACGATGGGCGAAGCAGCGATGCGGCTGCGGGTGTCCACCTACCAACTGCGCAAGATCCGGGAGGATGGCCGGATCGGTTACACCAAGATCGGCTCAAAGTATATGTTTACGCCGACCGATATCGAGGAGTACCTCCTCGCTCAGCGTGTCGCGCCGATCGAGCCGAAGCGCCGGGCCTCCGCCCGGAAGTCATGACGGCCTACCAGCTGCTGGCCCACTCCGAGGTCGACACCCCCGAGTGGCACGAGACCCGGTCGCGTGGCCTGGGTGGTTCCGACGCCAGCGCGATCCTGGGGATCAACCCGTACCGCTCGCCGTACGACGTGTGGGCCGAGAAGACCGGCAAGGTGCGAGCCGAAGGCGGCGGCGCGAGCGAGGCGGCGTACTGGGGCACGACCCTGGAGCCGATCCTGGCCAGCGAGTTGCAGCACCGGCTGGGCACCGAGTTGTCCGGCGGGATCTACCTGCGCCCGGCCGAGGGCACCCTGCGCAGCGTCGAGCACCCGTTCATGATCGCCAACGTCGACCGGATGGTGTTCGACACCGACGTACCGCCGGTGGCCGAGGCGATCGAGCCGGTCGCGGTCGCGGAGATCAAGACGGTCGGACTGCGCGGTGCCGCCGACTGGCGCTACGGCGGCATCGGCAAGCACGCCCTGGTCCAGGGTGTCCATTACATGGCGGTGACCGGGCTCGAGGTCTGCTACTTCGGGTGTCTGATCGGCGGCCAGGAGTTCGTCTGGCGGGCGCTGGAGCGCGACGCCGACCTGGAGGCCGACGTGATCCAAGCCGAAGAGGAGTTCTGGCGGCTCGTCACCGAGGATCACCCGCCGCTGATCGACGGCTCGCCCTCGACCAAGCAGACGCTGCTGCGGATGTACCCGGAGGCGGTCGCGGACAAGACCGTCGATCTCGGTCCGGCGGCGGCGGCACTGATCGCCACCCACAACCGGATCAAGGACGAGGTCGGCCTGAACGAGCAGTCCCTCGCCGCCGTCGACAACGCCCTGAAGGCAGCCCTCGGTGAGGCCGAGGTCGGGCTGCTGCACGGTCGGCCGGCGGTGAAGTGGAGCAACGTCGCGGGCCGCCGCTCGATCGACACCAAACGTCTCCGGGCAGAGCACCCCGACATCGCCGCGAAGTACACCATCACCGGCGAGTCGTCGCGGCGCTTGTCCATCGTCTAGAAGGGAGCACCACATCATGGCAACAGCCGACTCCGTGCGCGAGGAACTGGCCCAGGGCAAAGACCTGGAGACCTCGCAGCGGTCACGAGCCGACAACGTGATCAGCCTGATCCATCGTTCGCTGCCCGAGATCGCCAAGGCGCTACCGGCCCACATCCGGCCCGAGCGGATCGCACGGATCGCCACCACGGCGGTCCGGGTCACCCCGAAGCTGGCCGACTGCACCCAGACGTCGTTCCTGGGGGCGCTGCTGACGGCGGCCCAACTGGGGCTGGAACCGAACACCCCGACCGGCGAGGCGTACCTGGTGCCCTACGGCAAGCAGGTCCAGCTGATCATCGGCTACCGGGGCTACATCGCGCTGGCCAACCGCTCCGGGATGCTGGCCAACATCATGGCCCACACGGTCCACGACAACGACGAGTTCGACTTCAAGTACGGCACCAAGCCGTACCTGGACCACACCCCGGTCATCGGCGTCGACCCCGGCCCGGCCAAGTGCTGGTATGCCTGCGCGACGCTGGTCAACGGCGGCTCCTCGTTCGTGGTGCTGGACCACTTCGCGGTCGAGTCCTACCGGGTCCGCAGCAAGGCCAAGGAGGACGGCCCCTGGACCACCGACTACGACGCGATGGCCCAGAAAACCTGCATCCGCCGACTCGCCCCGTACCTGCCGATGAGCGTCGAGTTCGCCCACGCCATGGTCGCGGACGAACAGGTCCACGACTTCACCCCCGGTGTCTCCGACCCCGAGGTCATCGCCACGCTCGCCGGTGTCGAACCCAGCAACGAGTCATGAGTCGGCGGCGGCGGCCGGCGCGGCTGCGGGTGTACGAGTCACTGCTCTGTGAACGGTTCCAGCCGCCGATCCGCCGCCGCAACTCCTACCAGCCCGACGACAGCCCAGCCGAGGTCAGGCGGCGTGTCCGTGAACTGAGAGAGGCGGTGGGTGGCGATGAGGAGGGGTGACGGATGCCACGACTTGGCAAGCGCTACATCTGCGTGGACCTGGATTTCTGGGAGGACGCCGAGGATATGGGCCTCACCCTCAAGGCCGAGCGACTGTTCCTCAGGGGCCTCGCCGAATGTTACAGAAAGGCCACGGACGGGGTTATCTCGCGTTCAACTCTGCGTCGTCTCGGCGGTAACGGCTACCAACATAGCGTCCAGTTACTGCTTCGTTGTGGCCTGTTGGAGGAGAAGGAGCGGGACCTGTTCTGGATACCCAGCTGGAACAAGTGGAACGAGTCGATGGAGGACGTTTCCGCACGTCGCGCCGCAGACAGGCAGCGGAAACGGCTCAAGAAGGGCATCCCGCCGAACGCCTTCCGCATCCCCGACTGAGGTGCCTATTCCGCGCGGAACAGCGCCGGAACGGTCGCGGAATAGCAGTGCTATTCCGGCGCTGTTCCAGGCTATTCCGCTTCTAAGAATAGAAAGAGAGGTTTACGGCGAGGTCGCACGGAACCATCTACCCGCGCGCGCAGATTTAGTTGAAGGGGGCAACTGTGGACACTGTGGATAACCCTGTGGACATCCCGCTGCCGCTGGATGGCCTGCCGGACGCACCTCCACGGCACCGGGTGGCACCGCGTAAGGGGGCGCGGCGCAAGCCGATCTACCGGCGGGTGCCGAACATCGTGCATCGCTGCGACGACTGCATGGCCAACCACCGCGACAACGTCGCCGCTCCGCTGGCCCTGCCGGGCCGGTATGAGCGCCGCATCATCGGAGAGGGGGCGCGGTTCCTGTGCTACGAACACGTCCAACACTGGCGGGAGTACGACTCGATGCAGCCGTTGGAGGAGTGAGCACGCTGCGGTTCGTGGTCGTCGGTGAACCGCAGCCGCAGGGCTCGCTCAAGTCGTTCCGGCACCGCTCGACCGGCGCGATCGTCTCCACGTCCGACAATGCCGCTCTGCGGCCCTGGAAGGACCGGGTGGTACTGGAGGCCAGGCAGGCCATGAAAGGCCGCCAGGAGCCGCTTGCTGGCCCGGTCTCGGTGCATGCAGCCTTCGCCCTACGCCGGCCAAAATCGGTACGCCGCGAATGGCCGACCGTGCGGCCGGACCTGGACAAGTTGCAGCGCGCCATCGGGGACGCCCTGGTCGAGGCCGGGGTGCTCATCGACGACGGCCAGATCGTGGCCTGGAGCCCCGTCAAGCGCTACGCCGACCACCCGACCAGCCCGATCAACCACCCCGGCGTGGTCGTCGCCGTACTCGCCCTGGAGGAACGATGACCGACTTCGATCCGAAGCGACTCCGCGCCCTGCGCCTGGCGCGCGGCCTGACCGCCGACCAGACCGCCACCGCAGCCAATCGCAGCACCGCCACCTACGACGGCTACGAGAGCGGGGCGATCCGCCCCACGATGGAATCCCTGGACCGTCTGGCCCATGTGCTCCAGTGCAGCATCGATGCGTTCTTCGACCCCGACGCTCCCGCCACGTACGACTGGCCGACACCGCAGCAGCGTGAAGACATCCGCCGGGAGGTCCGCAAGATGGCCGCTTTCACCGACGACGAGGTCGACTCGATGTCCGCCATCATCGCGGAGGTCCGCCGTGCGTCGGTCCGGCAGGCGATCCGATGACCGACTTCGATCCGAAGCGACTCCGCGCCGTGCGTCTGGCGCGCGGCCTGACCACCTTCCCGCCCACCGATGCCGACGTCCTTCTGGATCTGTACGGCCTGACCCCGGAGCAGTCGGTGGTGTGGCTGCGGCTCGGTGACCTGATCGATGAGGCGCTGGAGCAGTTCGAGAAGGGCTACGCCGTGGACGTCGAACGACACATGGCCGACATCGCCAAGCAGGTGTGCCCATGAGCACCGACCTGTGGCACTACACCTGCGACCACGGTCACCAGGGCATCGGAACCGAAGGCCAACTCCTGCCCCCGACCACACTCGACCCGATGCTGATCCTGAAGGCGCGGGCGGTGATGGGCCACGGCCCGGCGGTGAGCCTGTTCCTGTCGCTGGTCTGGTTGACCGACCTCGAGGAGCCCGACCGCGAAGGTCTCGGGTTGACGATGCGGCTCATCACCTGCGACCGGACCCGGCACCGATACCGGGTGACCGAGCCCCATATCTGCAAGCCGTACAAGGGCATCCGAAAACTGCTACCGATGACGATGCGGGCAGAACTGGAGCAGGTGCCGCATGCGCGGCCCGACCACTGGTGGATCGCCTTCGAGCCGGTCGCCGTCACCTACGACCCGGTGCAGGTGGAGGCGTCACGATGATCCGCTACATGCCCCGCTGTAAACATGGTCGGCATAGGCGCGGATCACCGCGTGGGCCAGGTCTTCCGGCTCGGGCCGCCGATCCATTCGGAACGACGGTCCGTGGAGCGGTGCCCGGCAGTTCGGACAGAAGTGCAGGATCTCAGCCGTGGGGTGACTCTCCTGCCAGCGCTCGTAGGGACGGTCCGGCCAGGGCTGTCGCCCCCACCACGCGCCGCTCGGTCGCGGCTTGTCCAGCTTGCGGCGATACCTGCGCGGCCCACGCCGCTGCCGAATCGGGTGAGTCTCCCGGAAGGGTCGCGCCGATAGCAGGGCCTGACGGATCGCCTCGTTCAGTTCCTCGTTCATGCCGCGTCCTTCCGCTTCGCTCCGAGGATGACCTGGCGCAGCACCGCCAACTCGCGGTACTTGCCCTCCGCAACCAGCTGTGTGATCAGCCACAGCAGCAGGTCGTCGCCCGGACGGAACCACTCACTGCGGCTGATCCGGTAGCGGTGCCAGATGTCGAAGGCCCGCCGCTCGTCCAGTTCCGAGCCAGGCTCGGTGTACAGGATCGTGACCCCGAGTTCGCCGCCACGACGCCTTGCTGGGCGTCGGGTGTAGCCGATCTTGATGTTGCAGCCATCGGTCGCGTAGTACACGATTCCCGGCTGCACGTCCGCGCCGAACAGTGCCAGTTGCTCCATGGTGAATTCCTTTGGTTCGGAGGCGTGCAGAATCTGCGCCTTACAGCGGCGCAGTGCCTCCGGAACGCACGAGCAGGACTCGCGGCACGCCGGGACGTGCGGGCAGATGCCGTTGACGAATTTAGCAGGGGGTTCCGACCGTGACCAGCACCGATGTCCGCCGTTGCGCGGTCAACCGATGTACCGGACCGGATGGCCGGCCACGGCTGCTGTCCGGCGACCAGCTGGCCTGTGACTCGTGCATCCATCAGGGCCACGGTGACATCGCTGGCCTGCCGCGTCGGTACGTGATGCTGCGACTGGCCTTGCAGTACCGGGGCGGTCAGCCCGAGAAGATCACCGGCCCCGGCTTCGGGTCGAGGTCGCCGTTGCGCGACGCCGCGCTGGTGGCGATGGAGTCGGTAGTTGCCTTTTGCATCGACACCGACAACCGGCTCCGCTCGGAGATGGAATTCCGGCAGCGGCCCTACAGCCTGATGAGGCCAGCCCAGGCACTGTCCGCCTCGACGGCGAGCACCCTGGCGTTGTGGTGGCGGGGTGTGTGCTACCCGGCCGGGGTCGCGGCCATCGATGGCAGTGCGCGGATGCGCTGGCACGTCGACCAGGTGCTCGGCTGGACCCGGCTGCGGCACCGACTGCCAGCACCCTGCCCGTACTGCGACCTGATGACCCTGGTCCGCGACGACGGCTCCGACTTCGTCCGGTGCAGCGGCTGCCACCGCAGCTGGAACGAGCGGGAGTACGCGTTGTTCGTGCGGATGCTGGCCGATGAGATGGGAGCGACCGGATGAGTGCCGACAGCAAGGGACTGGTGCCCTCCGGGAGCCGGGGTCGGCATCGGGTCGCACCGTGGCGACCGCTGGCATGGGGTGCGTTCGTGGCGATCTGGGGGATCGGCTGGGCGACGCTGCACTACCTCGGATGGACGGCGTTCCTGCTCCAGTGCGCCGCGACTTTCTTGACCGCGTTCTGGAGCGTGGCGCGCCGATGAGCAACCTGATCACGACCCGGCAGGCCGCGACCCTGGCCCGTGTCAGCGTCTCGACCATCGACCACTGGCGGCGGCGTGGCCTGGTCACCCCGGTCCGGCGGGCCGACAACGTCCGGGGCAAGCCGTTGCTGTACCGGCCAGCCGACATCCTCGCAGTCGAGAGCCGGACCCGGAGGGGTGATCCGGCCCGGCGGCGGGCGCGGCGACTTGCACGGGAGGTCGCTAGTGGCGGAGGATGGCCTCAATCTGGGATTCCTCCGCCCGTGTGATGGCGGGATGAGAGCCCAGATTAGGACGCCCGGACCGGTCGAGGCTCTCCGAAGAGTTGGTGCTCCCTTCGCTTCGCGGCTCTCCCAGTTCCGGGCGTCCGCCATTCATCGCCCTCTCCCTTGGCCACGGCCCCCGCGCGCTGGCGCAGTGTCCACCCGTCGAACCCACATGCCCGCCACCCGGCTCCCGTGTGGTGTCCGGGTCGACGCCCGCGCGGGGACCGTGTACCAACCCCCGGCCGACCAGGGTAGGTGAGCGATGGTTCAACGCGCACCCCGACCGTGTTCGGTGCCCGGCTGCCCGCAGCTGGTGACCGACCGGCTGGCCCAATGCGTCGACCACCGCCGCCGAGCTGACCGGCTCCGCACCGACCGTGCCTACGACCAGGGTCACTGGCGGGTGATCGCCCGGCGTCGTCGCCGCGCCTACCCGATCTGCGAGATGTGCCACCGCCAGCGCTCCACCGAGACCGACCACATCAACGGCGACTCCAGCGACAACCGATGGATCAACCTGCGCGCGCTGTGTGGCCTTTGCCACCGCCGGCGCACGGCTCACGACCAGCCGGGAGGGGCGGTAGTGCAATGAGCATCAGCGATGACTACTACGCCCAGGCGCGGGCGATCTGCTTCGACTGCGGCCACTACCTGTGGTTCGATGACTCCCTCGACCTGGACTCCGACGAAGACGGCTGGGTCGATGAGGCCAACCGCCCAACCTGCCACTATCGCATCGACATCGGACATGTCCCGGTGCCGATCGGCTCGGTCCCGGCACCCACGCCATGACCAGCCCGTTGTGCCGAACCTGCGGGACACTCATGCACCCGGTCATCGTGGCCGAAGGCAATGACCGTCACCCCTGCTGTGACCCGGAGTTCCTCCAGATCCAGCGGCGGCTACGGCACAAGGCAGCCGATCCCGTCCCTGCCCAGCCGGTCACCCCGCGCCCGGAGATCCCGGTCTCGCGCCGCCACCCGCACACCGCCCAGAAGATGGCACGGCTGCCCCGAGGGCTTCGCCGCGACATCCTCCGCTCACTGCGCCACCGTGGACCCTGCACCGACTTCGAGTTGGAAGACGCCCTGCACCGCCAACACCAGTCGGTCTCAGGTGCGAGGCGCGGCCTGGTACTCGAGGGCAGGGTCGAGGCCACCGACCTGACCCGACGCAACCGCTTCGGCAACGACGCGATCGTCTGGACCATCACACCGCAGGGGATCGCAAGCCTATGACTGACGGCCCGTACGACTTCGCCCGTGAGGACCGCGAGGCCCTCGAGGAGACGACCGACCGCGTGGTCTGGGTCGGCAACCAGGCCCGCGACGCCGACGACGTGCCGTCGCGCAGTGACCTCGCTGATGAGCCCTGACGGGCTCACGATGAGGCCCTGGGTGCCCTTCGTGGTGGTCATGGTGGCTGTGGTGGGCACCCTGGCCGTGCTGTGGTGGGTACTGCGCCGTGGCCTGTAGGCCGGTAGTACACAGACAGCATGAGGCATGGCAGGTCTGTTGCCTACAGCATCCATCCATTGTGTGTGCATCATGGACTACAGCCATAGCCTATGCATGCATGCATGTGCATGACCCTACTGCCTTGCCCCCTCGCGGTGTGTGGTGGCGTGACTGGCATGGTTGCCCTAGGCATCCACTGTCCCTGCCTGCCCCATCGGACACATGGGCTGAGTCGACATGGTCGGGCTCATGGTGGAATGACAGCGATGACTAGTCATTGCCTAAGGCAAGCACATGCCTCATCATTCATGCCTCATGATCACCCCCCACCCCCCACCCCCATGCCCTTGCCCATAGCAACAATAAAGGTTGCCTGTAGCAAGGGAAGGGTGGGGGGTGGGTACCGCCCAAGGCCCACCCAACAACCCCCGGCCAGGCATTTGTCCACCCCTGGGGGTTGTGGCCACGGTTGAACGACGGCGATTCGGAGGTGACGTCATGGCCAGGCTGACCGCCAAGAGCCGCAAGAAGTTGCCTAAGGCATCGTTCGCGGTGCCAGGCAAGCGCAAGTACCCGATCCATGACCGCTCCCATGCGGCCAACGCGCTGGCACGGGTGAGCCAACACGGCTCCAGCGCCGAGAAGGCCCAGGTCCGCAAGGCGGTGGCCCGACGCTACGGCATGGGGCCAGCCGCCAAGGCCGCCTTGACCCGCAAGCGGACCACGGCCAAGCGCACGCCGGCCACGCGCGGCCGGCGTCGAAGGTGAGCACCTCCACGATCGTCAACGTCGGGATCGCCCTGGTCGTCGCCGGGCTGGTCGCCATCCTCATCGGGCTGCGACGGTAGGCAAAAAAATACCCCGGCCAGCCGAAGCTGACCGGGGTCATGACATCTCACAGTGAATGCTCTCTCCAGGCCACGGCCTTCAGTCGGACGACTTCAGGTCACGGTCTGTCAGCGGTCCGCCGCCTTGCGGAAGACCTGGATCTGGTCCAGCGCCACGTTGATCGTGGAGCCTGTGGCCTCCGGGTCGTCATGCTGGCGCAGCACCGCGACCTTGCCGGTGACGGTGTGTACGGTCCACTCCGAACCGAAGTAGAACACCAGGTCGCCGGGCTCAACCCCGGTCATGGCCGACGCTTGTCTTCGGCGTGGTCGGGGTCACCGAACGAGACGCAGTAGGCCACATGCTCATCCACCTCCTCCTGCGTGCCCTCGAATGGACAGTCTCCGTACGGACACTTCCTCATCATCTGCTCCCTTCACCTTCCCTGTCGGGTGACAGGACACCACCCAGGGACGATACCCGCCCCTGGGCGATGCTCACTCACCCGCTCCTACTGCAACCAGTTGAACGTCCGTGCCACCGCGATCAGCTGATCCGGCACGTCGGTGTCCTCACCGTCGCCGTCCGGCGGCCCAGCGAAGAACACCGGCCCGCACAGCACGTCGTCGGTCAGCCATCCGAGCCCCTTTGCGAGGTGCGTCGCGCGCTGGTTGATCGGCAGGCCCTTCAGCTTGCCTTCCTCATCGCAGTACGCACACCAGCTGACCCCCAGGTGACTCATCGACCCGATCACCTCGAGGTAGCCGCCCCCGACGAGTTCCCTCATCGGGTCCAGCCTCGGGACCACCTCGGTGTAGCTGACCGGCTCGGTCACATCGACCGGTACGACCAGCACCTTGATCACTCCTCGCGGAACGGCCATTCCGGTCGCCCCCTTCTGAGTTCCACGGCGGTGGCCGTGACCTCGACCAGCCGCCGACCATCGTCGGGCCAGGTGTGCTCGCTCGTGGCGTAGTGCTCCCGAAGAGTGTCCTGCGCCACGGTGATGTGGACCGAGTCGTACGGACCCCAGACCGCGAACACGCCGCGCCACTCGTCGTGAGCCTCCGGGAGGCCGGTGTCTCCGGTCCCCTCCACGACTACGACATAGGCTTTGCTGCCCATGTTTGCTCCCTTCATCATTCGATCCTGCCGGGTGGCAGGACACCACCCAGGACGCTTCGTTCCTGGGTCGTGCTCCGTTACCCGATCTGCTCTTCGTACGCGCGGTTCAGCCGCTCACCGGCCTGCGACATCGACGGGTAGTAACCGAAATCGGCCCCGTCCAGCGTGACGGCCCAGTGCCGGTCACCCCGATGCAAGACCTCGCCAATCGGCCGGATCTTCCCGTCCACGTTCCGCCAGACGGTGTGCCCGTCCTTGGTGCGGGTGTAGGTGATCGTTGCCTCAGGCATCACCAGTTCGCCTCCTTACGCCACCGCGTCGAGATCCGCGCGCTGGCCGGTAGGTGAATCCACAGCGCCGGACCGTTGTCCGGTGCCAGCTTCAGCTTCACACGATCCTTACCGTCCGGCTTGACATCCTCGACCTTCGCCACCTTGCCGGGGGCGAGGTAGACGCGATGGCCAGCCCTGACCGCGTCCGCTCTCACTGCGGAGTCACCGGCGTGAGCCGAGCGGCCCAGTGGGCACGACCAAGGTCGTAGTCCTTGTTGAACCAGGCCGCCAAGGTCGGATCGGACGGCCTCAAGATGGCGACAGGCGCGGAGGGGTCCTCCGTTGGCCTGCCGTCCCGCTCGAACCCGATGACGACGACGGCCATGAGGCCCCCGTCGTCGTTCGTCATGATGTACTCGTTGCCTATGGCAAGTTCCATCACTGCTCCCTTCATCATTCCCTGCCGGGTGGCAGGACACCGCCCACAGACGCTTGGCCCTGTGGGCGATGCTCAACTACCCGATAGTTCTCGAACTGCGCTTCCTGTCGTTGACGTTGACCTCCTCGACGCTCAGGTTCGCGTCGTAGGCCCGGCCCGTTTCGTTGAGCCACGCCTTCACATGTGGCCACCAGAAGATCGGCCCGCAGCGCGGTTCGGCTACAGGCTCCGGGAACGTCTCATGACGCACCCGCCACATCGCCACGGCCGGTTTCTGTACACCGGCACGCTGGGCGATCTCGGTGAGGCTCACCAGCGGCAACCTACTGCCGGGGCGAACGTCGATCTCATCCGTCACGATGCCCGCCAGCCTCAGCGAAGCCCTTGCCCAAGGCAAAGGCATCCATGTAGAGCGCCGCCTCACGGTACTGTGGCGGCAACTTGTCGTGGACCATCTTGATCCGTTCAGCGATGACGTACATCAACGCCGCCATGTCGACGCCGAGGATGTCCTCGACGCGCTGGCCGCCCTCGTCGGACGCGCCGTCGATCCGCAGGATCACCTCCGACATCCGCCAGAAGTCCTGCGACTGTGGACGGTCCGGGAACCGCTTATCCCGCAGTGGATCGTCGCTCATCGTTGCTCCCTTCAACATTCGTGCTGCCGAGTCGCAGCACACCCGCCAGGGACGCTTGCCCCTGGCGGATGCTCCCCGCTACTCGACCTTGGTGGCCTTGCCCCGGAGGTACTTGACCTCCAGGTCACGGACCTCCGCGAAGAACGCCTCGATGTCCAGGCTGTTCTCGATGGTCAGCTCCGCGATCGGGTCATCGCCCTGTGGTGCGACGATGAACCCAATGGCCGAACCGTCGACGTGGGCGTCCATCTTGCAGTCCCACGTCTCGCCGTCGCTGAGGTTGGTCAGCTTCGCCATTCTTGCTCCCTTCACATGCTGCCGAGTTGCAGCACACCGCCCACAGACGCTTGCCTGTGGGCGATGCTCCATCACTCGACCATCTCGTACCCGTCGAACCATCGGCCCCGCTCCTTGGTCCGCCTCACGGCGGGCTCGCTGGTCGCGGTGTTGGATGAGGTCTCTGGGTCGCTGCAGTGTGCCTGCGCCTGTGCGAGCGTGAGCCCGCGAACGATGACCTCCCGCTCGTCGTTCTCGAAGAACCGGATGATCGTATAGGTTGCCTCAGGCATCGATCTTGCTCCCTTCATCCGTCAGCCGGAGTTGGCTGACTCGGCACACGCCGACCCTTTACGGGTTCGGCATGCACCGGGACTGTCACTCCGGGGTCCACATCGGATGGTTGTAGACGACGATCTGTCCGTCGTCGTCGGTGACGCATCGCCGCCAGTCGCCGCCCGCCAGCCGGTAAGCCTGACGGATTACCTTCGGCGGGAGGTGACGAAACGCGACCGGCACCCGGTTCTCCGAGTACCAGCGCGCCGCGTCGACAGTGATCGACGGACCGAGGCTGGACAGATCACGCAGTTTCGGCACTGGCCAACACCTCCGCGATCACGTCCGCCTGGCCCGCCTCCACGAGACCCACATACACCTCGACGGCGATCCGGGCCTCATTGGACACTGAGCGACGATTCCGATCCGCGAGTTCGGCAAGCCGTTCCCACATTTCGTCATCGACGTAGACACTTCTCTTAGCCACGATGGCTCCCTTCGATTTCGCCGGCCACACGGCCGGACGCTGTTGCCCTCAGCAAGGAGATGACTGCGACCCCGGCCCGCCTTGCGACGGACCGGGGTGCAGCCGGGGAAGAAACGGGACTGCTAGATCACCTGGCCGTCAGCCGTCACGACGAACACCTTCGTCTTGAACTCGATCGAGTACCTGTATCCAGCTGCCTTGCCGAGCCGCGAACGGTACGGTTTGGCCTGCTGGAGGCGATCGAACGAGCGGCATTCCCAGGGTTCCGTCATCGTGTTCACGACGACGTAGGGTTTGCCGGACTGGGTGGCCGCGTGGCGACCTTGGGTGGCGACCTCTTCGAGCAACACGGTCTCGGTACAGTCGGCCGGTCGGCACCTACGGTGATCGCCCAGCTGTTCATGCCGGAAACGCAACTCCTCCAGACAGAACTCGTCTGGAGGGCTGCCCGGACATGCGCTGGGCCACCGCTTGGGCTCTCCGCACCAACCGCACGGATTCCGCGCGGGCAGTGGACGTGCTGCCGTCATCCCATCTCCCTCTCTCTCCCGGCTCTGGGGCCGGGAGCCCTTGCCCTAGCGGGCAACCCCACCACCCGACGAATCATCGCCGGGGGGCGAGGCAACACGCTAGCGTCGCACTGTCATTCAGGCCGGTTCGGCATCACCAACGTCGTAGTTGCCGATGTTGATGTCGTACCGCTCGAGGCCGAGGACCGCAGCCTCGACGTCGGACTCGTCCACCATCTGCGTCGCGCTGTCGGCGCTGGTGGCCGTCACCCGGACGGTGATCGGCAACGTGACCTCGACGTCGACGTTGAAGTCGCGCTCACGACCACGAAGGCCGATTTCCTCCATGCACCGATCGAATTCCCCGCACAGGTCATGCCGGTCGGCATACTCGTGCGCGGTCACGATCGCCCGCTCCTTCCAGGTCTCGTGCTCCTGGCGCTCGCGGTTCCCGGCCTCGATCAGGACGCCGATACGCAGCTGGTAGTGCTTCCACAACGCGTCCACCAAGGACCCCAGCGCGGGGCTGGTCACGTACGACCAGTCGTTCGCGCTGGACCACGGAATGAACTCCGCGCCATCGGCGGTCCAGAGCGAGAACCCGCTGTGCTGACGGTTGGTGACAACCGCCAGGACTACCGGACCCTCGTTCCAGCGCTTGCCCGACACCACCGTTCCTTCACGGAACGGCATGACGATGTCGGACACGCCACGGGTGAACTCCGAGCCGTCCTCGGCGCGCAGGACCGCGAGGTTGTCCTCACGGTTCAACCGCACCCACTCGACCTCTCGGGCGAACCCGATCGACCAACGGCTGTTGTCGAAGCTGACAGTGCTCTCTGATGTTGTCGTGGTTTCCACGACGCTCCCTTCGGTTTCCCGGCTGTGATGAGCCGGGGTGCCTGCTTCCGTGCAGGCAGCCCGAACCGCCACAAGGATCTGTGGCGGCCAGGCAACTGGCACGGTGTCAGTTAGTCACGCGGATCGTACGGTGATGCGGTCTTGCGCGCGGTCGGCGTCTCGCCTTCCTTGACCAGCATCTGGCCACGGCCGAGCCCGAGCCCGACGCCGAAGACCTCGAAGTGCTCCTGGCACATGTTTGCCCAAGGCCCCAATGTGGTCTTGCCGTCGTAAAGGGCCGGCACGCCCATCTTCCCTTGCGACACGCACAAGGTGCAGTCGGGAATGTGCAAGACGGTAACTCTGGTGTGATCGCTCATGCGATCTGCTCCCTTCATCGGTACTGTCTGAGTGACAGCAGGCGCTGCACCAGCCCTACGGCTGGTGCCTCACCTTCCCTACTCAGACCTCGCAGTCATGGCCCGCCGAAAACTCGCTCGGGTCATCGTCGGTCGTCCACGTCCTCCCGCACTCCGGGCACCGGTAGACGACACTGCCTGGCACTAGCTGGTCGGCGTCCGGCCGCAGTAACGTGCCGGGCGCTTTCCCAGGGAACAACATCGCTTCCGCCCTGGCCAGCACACGCGCCCTGCGGGCGGCCAACTCGGGGTCGACCACGTACAGTTCACGTTCCGGCGTGGTGACCGGCACCGCGCGGATCTTGTCGACCAGCGTCCAGCGGGCACGCAGGTTCACGGCGTACTCGAGGGCTTCCGCCTCGGTGTCGAAGCGCAGGGCGTTGCCCGCCCAGTGCGTCTCACCGAACGTCAGAACCTCGGCACGCCAGGTGCCCTTGTTGTCTGCCATTTCGTTTGCTCCCTTCAACGGTTCACTGTCTGAGTGACAGCAGGCCGCGCACCGACCGTAAGCCGGTGCGCCACCCTCCATACTCAGACCTCTCAGTTCCTCACTGTGAGCGTGCGGCGCAGACGCGCTGGCCGCACGGCAGTGGCTTCGAGGTATCGCTGATCGTCAGCGCTCGAGGTCGCCAGGTACCACAGCGTCCACGGGCTCTGCATGGATGAGGCGGTCTCGGTCACGAAGAACGCCCTGGCCTCTCGCCGGACGGTCTCCATGAACGGGCCGACGAGGTGACCGTACCGCTCCCAGGCTCGGGTGCTGGCCGGTACCGGGCGATCGTTGAACCAACGGCCCAACGCTCGCCACGCCTCCGCGACGTGCTCCTGCTCCCGTCGTTGGCCTTCTTCGACGGTAAACAGCAGTCGTTCCTTCATTTCTTGCTCCCTTCACTGCCGGATGCCGTCCGGCGGCGGTTGCCCATTGGGCAGCGCGTAAGGCAACGACCCGAAGGTCGTTGCCCCACGCAACCGAATGGGTGAAGAGAGAGCATTCACTATTGAGATGTCAAGAATCGTGGGAATTCACCGCCCCGCAGGTCTGGCACTGCCAGTGCTTGTCTCCCATGGCGCTTGGAAAGCCGTCCGCGCGTTGCCCTGCCCCCTCCCTGGTGGCAGACCATAGGACCCTGTCTCTCCCGCCGGATTGCCTGCCTGGTGCCCCCTGGTGCCCCCTGGTGCGCCTGATGGCGTCCCTGGTGACTCCCTGGGTGGCCCGTTGGGCAGGTACTGCCGTGCGGGGTCGGTGCGCGTGCCAGCGAAGCGCGTATGTCCTCGCATGTGGCGCGTACCGGGGTCGGTGTCCAGTTGTGAATCTTCGAGTCCGCAACTCCCGCCCGGTCTCCCGGATGGGGGTGGAACACCCCCATCCTACCACCCGTTCCAAATCTGGCCCGAAAATGTGCCAAGACACGCTTATTTACAAGGGAAACTCGATTTGACAAGGTCCTGAAAATCGACCCCAAATCGGGCCGAAATCGACCCCGAAATCAACACAATCGAACAGAGTTTCGAGCGAAAATGGCCTCTGCCCACGTTGCGTTTTCGCCGGCTCGTTGCGGGAGGCAACTAGATGGCCGAGGCGGATGACGCATGGTCGGAAATCCCGCAGTACGGCCATGGCGTGCTTCCCGGCTGGGAGCCGTATGAGGGTGAGGATCGGCCGCTCGACGATGGCGGCGTCTGGCTGGACAGCGGACGGCTGTGTGAGTGGGTGCGCGAACGCAGCCCGAAGGTGATGCTCGGGTTCTCCACGGGCAAGGACAGCATCGCCGCGTGGTTCCGCCTGCGGGAGTACTGGTCCGCCGACGACATCTACCCGTACTTCCTCTACCTCGCGCCGCGCATGCCGATGATCGAGCGCAGCCTGACCTACTACGAAGACGTGCTGGGCACGGACATCTGGCGGATGCCGAACCGCTCGGTGTACCGGTTCCTCAATGATGCGGTCGCCCAGACGCCGGCCAACCTGCCGGTGATCATCGGGGCGCAACTGCCGGACATGTCCTACCCCGACATCTACGACTGGCTGGCCGTGGACATGGGCATCGCGGACGAGCACCCCTGGGTCGCGCATGGGGTCCGATCGGCGGACTCCCCGATGCGTCGGATGCTGCTGAAGAAGCACGGTCCGTGGCGGCCGAACGAGCGGGCGTTCTACCCGATCCATGACTACTACGTCGCGGACATCCGCCGGGTGCTGACCGAGACCGGGGTCAAGTTGCCGGTGGACTACCGCCTGTTCGGCCGGTCGTTTGACGGTCTGGATCACCGGTTCGCGGCACCGTTGCGCGAGAACTTCCCGGAGGACTTCGAGGCGCTCCGTGCGCTGTACCCGCTGATGATCCTCGATTCCTGGCGACGAGGGGACGGACCAGACCCGCATGACTTCCAGTGACGACGACTTCCTCGCCACGGGCTACGACCCGTCCGAGGTGATCGGCTATGACGACCGCCACGAGGCTTCCAGCCTGGGTGAGGCCGTGCCGAAGGTGACCGCAGGCATCTACCGCGAGGACCGCACCGGCAACCTGGCCGACGTTGCCGAGGAGGAACTGGACGCGGTCGCCCAGGGCTTCCGCGACCGCAAGGACCGCGAGGCCGAACGGTACGAACTGGCCACGAACTCCGACTACTGGCTCTGCCTGTGCTTCGCCACCCAGGCGCAGCGCGACGCGTTCCTGGCGGAGACCGGGTGGCGCGATCTGGGCTACCGCTATCTCGACGGTCGCGCACTGGCTAACCGGATGGGTGTCGACCTGCCGCCCGACCCGGACTGGCCGAACAGTAAGCGGGACACGTCATGGGATGGCTTCGCCATGACGGTCGAGGACAACCGAGCGGTCGAGAGGAGGGAGTGACCATGGCAACACAGGTGGCACGCGGTGCGGGCGGCAAGGAACTGACCCCCGCGCAGAAGCGAGCGCTGATGAACCGCTACAACAAGCAGTTCGGCACGAACATCACCAACATGGGCCAGCTGGACGCGGCGATCAGGTCGGTGCGTGATGAGGGCCAGTTCACGGGACCACAGCGTCGGACGATCACGTCAATCCGGAACTCGTTCACCGGTTCCAGCTAGAGACGTCGCCCCCGCCCCGGCACCGACATGCCTGCGGGTGGGCGCGGCCAGGGAGGGCGACCCCGGTCCACGATCCCCCAGGTCGGGACCGGGGTGGTCCATTTGCTTCAAGCAACCATTTAGAGAGGAGGGTTCATGGGCGCGAGGGGACCGAAGCGTGACCCGAAGGCCCTGACCCTGTTGAAGGGCGTCACGGACAAGCGCCAGCTGAACCTGGACGAGCCCGACGTGCCCGAGGTGCCGGTGACGCTGCCCGACTGGGTCGAGGGCGACGACGAATGGGTGTCGCGCTGGCAGACCGTGTTCGCCGATGCGATCGGTCAGTGGCCGTGGGTCCGCAAGGCCGACGAACGGATGCTGTGGCAGTACTGCACCGCCGTGGTCGACTGCGAGCGACTCGGGCGAGCCCTCCTGAAGAGCCCGCTGCTGGAGCGTGACCCGGCCAACGGCGGCCCGAAGGCGTTGACGGTACGCCGGGAGTGGAACGCCGCGATCAAGACCGCCCTGAGCCTGGCCCAGCAGTTCGGCGGCACCTCGTCGTCGCGGACGTCGCTGAAGACGACCATGCTGGCCGATGACGGTCTCGGGGCCGAGGCTGGCGCGGATGGCCTCTTCGGCTGAGCCGGTCTGCCACGAAACCTGGACCGACGCTCAGCACCGCAAGTGGGCGAGGCTGCCACTGTGCGAGATGACCGGGGAGCACCGTTGCGAGCCCCGCGCGCTGCACGCCGTGCTGTGGTTCAACACCGCACTCGTGCATACCAAGGCGCGCTGGGCTCGCAAGCCTTTCATCCTGGCCGACTGGCAGCGCGACCAGATCATCGAGCCGCTGTTCGGCAACGTCCGCTACCACCCCGAGGCCGGCACCTACGCCCGCCGGTACACGATGGGCTGGATCGAACTGGGCCGCAAGAACGGCAAGTCCGAGTTGCTCGCCGGGATCGCGCTGTACCTGCTGATGATGGACGGCGAGGAGGGCGCGGAAATCTACGGCGCGGCCCGTGACCGCGACCAGGCCCGGATCGTGTGGGATGTCGCGGACCGGATGTGCGCCTTGTCGCCGGTGATCCAGCGCAACGCCGCCCGGCTGGGGCTGCGGACGCTGGCCTCCACCAAGCGGATCGTCTGCTCGAGCACCGGGTCGTTCTACACCACCGTGGCCCGTGACGCGCTGGGCAACCTGGGCCAGAACCCGCACGGCATCTTGTTCGATGAGATCATCGCCCAGCCTGACGGGCGGTTGTGGAACTCGATGCGGACCGCGATGGGTGCCCGGACCCAGCCGTTGATGCTGGCGGCAACCACCGCAGGCGATGACATGTCGTCGTTCGCGGCGGCCGAGCACAGCGAGAACATCAAGATCGTTGACGAGCCCGACCGGGCGCGGCACCGCTTCGTCTACATCCGCAACCTGCCGATGGAAGCCGACCCGTGGGACGAGTCGCTGTGGCCGCAGGCCAACCCGGCACTCGGTGACTTCTTGTCGATCGATGCGCTCCGCGAGGAGGCCGCCGAGGCGCGCAACGACCCCACCAAGGAGAACGCGTTCCGCCAGTTCCGGTTGAACCAGTGGGTCAAGCAGTCGACCCGCTGGATGCCGATGCACCACTACGCCGAATGCACCGGCGACATCTGGCTCGACCCCGACTACGGCATCGAGGCGCTGACCGGCCAGGCGTGCTGGGTGGGCCTGGACCTGTCGGCCCGCCACGACCTGACCAGCTGCGCGGCGTACTTCCCCGAGACCGGCGACATGGTCTGGCGGCATTGGCTGCCAGAAGACTCGCTGTCCAGCATCGACGAGGCCAGCAACGGGCAGGCGTCGGTGTGGGTGAAGGGCAAGTGGCTGACCCTGCTCGACGGCGCGGTGATCGACTTCAAGGTGCTGTGCGCCGACATCGCCACCTGGTTGTCGCAGTTCCGGCCGCGCGAGATCACCTATGACAAGTGGTCGGGTGAGTACGTCCGCCAAGAGTTGTCCGGCCTGATGGGCAAGGTCCCGATGGTGGCCAACGAGCCGTCGTTCCTGGGGATGACCGGGCCGATGAACGCGCTGATGTCCGCGACCGTCGACAAGTCCTGGAGCCATCACGCCAACCCGGTGGCCGCCTGGTGCTTCGACAACGTCGAGGTCAAGCGCGGCGTCGACAACCCCGACCTGCTGAAGCCGGTCAAGCCCGCCCGCAACACCGGCGGCAAACGCATCGACGCAGTGATCCCGGCCGCGCTCGCGGTCGGCGCATACACCACCCGAGGCCAGCTGCAACGCAAGCCACGACGCGGCTACGGATTCAAGTGACACCGATGTGCCATGGCGAATCTGGGGGGTAATCGCCGGTTCCGCACTTAGAAGCCAGGCGCGGCCTGCCTACAACCACGATCTGTCCCAAGTAGGAGGTGAGCGATGACCCAGGCACCCTCGGAGTCCCAGCCGCTGGACGATGAACAGGCTGCGGCGCTCGCCAAGGTGATGGCGCGGGAACTGCAAGACATCCGGCCCCAGTTGCAGGTCTACGACGACTACTACGCGGGCATCCAGGCGCTGCCGAAGGAGCCGCGCCGGTTGACGCAGAAACACAAGGATCTGCTCGACATGTCGGTGTCGAACTGGATGCGCCTCGTGGTCGATGTCGTCAATGAGCGGCTGGTGGTCGGCGGCATCAAATCCAGCACCGATGACGACCTGGACGACACCTGCTGGGGCTACTGGCAAGACAACAACATGGACTTCGGGCAGGGCGCGATCCACCAGGCCGCGCTCAAGTACGGCTTCACCTACGCCTCGGTCTGGCCGCGCGACGGCGGGCTGAGTCCCCGGATCACCGGCGAGTCCCCGCTCCAGGTTCACTGCCGCCACCATGAGGTCACCGGCGAGATCACGGTCGGGGTCAAGGTGTGGGAGTCGATGACCGAGCCGCGCCAGCTGTTCGTCACCCTCTACACCCCGCAGGGCGTTCACCGGTTCGTGTCGGCGCAGAACCTGGAGGCGATCACCCGCTACGAGCCCCGCGCCCCGATGACCGTCGACCTGGCCCAGGTGGACCTGGTGCCGCGTCAGCAAGACGACGACGGCGGGTCGTTCCTGCCGAACCCGCTCGGCAAGGTGCCGTTCGTCTGGTTCCCGACCCAGCCGGACCTGCTCGGCGGGGTCAGCTCCGAGATCGAGGGCGTCATCCCGATCCAGGACCGGATCAACCGCACCACGTTCCACCGGCTGCTGACCCAGGAGTTCCACGCGTTCCCGCAGCGCTGGGTCACCGGCATCGATGTGGACACCGACGAAGAGGGCAACCCGATCTCCCCGTTCGACTCCGAGGTGGACCGGCTGTGGACGGCGCTGGATTCGGAAACCCAGTTCGGGCAGTTCCCGGCCGCGACCCCCGAGGGGTTCCTGTCGGCCAACGAGCACGACATCCAGGCGCTGGCCACCCAGTCGCGCACCCCGCCGCACTACCTGACGTCGGGGATGGGCACGTTCCCGTCCGGTGAGTCGGTGCGGGCCACCGAGTATGGGCTGAGCCGCAAGGTGTCGAACCGGCAGCTGACCTACGGCGAGGCGTGGGCCGACACGATCCGGCTCGCGGCGCTGGCCGCAGGCAACCAGGCGCTGGCCCAGGACATGAAGATCAAGGTGCTGTGGGAAGACGTCGAGGCCCGCAGCGAGGGCGAGATCGTGGATGCCCTGCTGAAGATGTCCACCCTGGGTGTGCCACGCAAGGTGCTGTGGGAAAAGTGGGGTGCCAGCCCGACCGAGGCGACCCGCTGGGAGGACATGGTCGGCCAGGAGGTCGCCACCGAAGCCGGGCTGGGTCTCGCGGTCGGCCAGGGCACCCGCACGGTCCCCGTCAACGGTGTCAGCCCACAGGTGGCCGAGGCCGCGTCGAGGCCGGCGGTTGAGTGAGCCAGACCGGGGACGCCTGGCGCAGGGTGATCCGCCGGGCGTCGGTGCTGACCACGGCGGTGCTCACCAGGGACTGGACCGCGCTGCGCCCCGACCGGGTGGTGACCGACTGGTTGTCCGGGGTCGGTGACCTGGCCCGCGCCGATGTGTCCGACACCGCGACCACGACCCGCACCAACACGATCCTGTGGTTCATCGACCTGATGCTCGAGGGCGGGTTCGGTGTCGACATGCGGGCCGCGGTGCTGCTGCACGACCGCCCCGACCTGGCGATGACGCTGTTCACCGCCGGACCCGAGTACGCCGCGACGTTGATGTTGGACGGGATCGCCGAACGCGAGGCGATGCAGCGCGGCCTGAACCGGCTGGCGCTTGCGTCCAGCAACTACCTGGACTCGGTGTCGAAGGACGAACTCCAGCGGGTGATGGGCGACAACTACGTCACCTTGCAGGGCTACCGGCGGGAGGCGAAACCCGGCGCGTGCGGGTTCTGCCGCACCCTGGCCGCCCGCACCAACCCGGCGCTGACCGGCTCGGTCATCTTCAACGTCACCGAGCAGTGGGCCAAGCCGCACCCAGGCTGCAAGTGCGTGCTGCTCCCGCAGCCGATCTACAAGGTCCGCCGGACGCTGCGACCCGTCGAGTTGGCGCAGGTCCGGGAAGTGAAGCGCGAACTGATCGCTGAGCGCGACGCCGCCCTGAAGGCGCTGCGCGAACGCCACCCAGTCGCCGCGTAAGGAACCACCACGTCCCGCCGAGGGGCCATAGAGGGAAGGGCAGCCGATGCCCGAAGCAACCGCATCATCCGAGCCCGCCGAGGGCGACACCACCACCACCACCACCACCAAGCCCGCACCCGCCGAGGGTCAGGCCACGCCGCCAGCAGAGCCGGTCGAGGACGACTTGACCAAGGCCAAGCGCCAGGCCCGTCACTGGGAGAACGAGGCGAAGAAGGCCGCGAAGCAGGCGGCGGCAACCAGCACGGAACTCGAAA